CTGCCTCCGTCTCCGTCCTTCGATCTGTGCCGGTTTGCGACGTCCGTGTTCTGGGATATGTTCCCTGAGGGTCCTGAGAGCCAGAGCACACACCCGCTGTTCAGTGTCTTCCTGGCGTGGATGACGCAGTCGGATGGCACGTCTGTCATGTTCCGCGAGTCAAAGGACAACCACGATCGCTATCACGGATTCCATCTCTACAAGGCGATTGCGCGCTACTGCAAGGACGCTGTACCGCGCAAGGAGATTGGGAAGCTACTTGCGTTTCGGGTTCCGACGCTTCCGCTGGGTGCGCCGTGCCTGTTTCTTGACGCGTGAGCGCCGCCCAGCAGCCTGGGGGTCTTCCTCCTCCGCCGCGGCTGCCGCATTCGCAGCAATATCACGGGTCACGCGCCCTCCTACCAAGGGACCCAGTGCGTCATAGAGATCCCGCGCCATCTGCTGAGGAATGATGGTGTTGATCTCCACCGCTTTCTTATCGTCAAACTCGAACGTTCCATCCCGTGCGACGATGAAAGTGGGTCCATCTACAGATCCCTGATGAAGTCCACGGAAGTCGGCATCCCCAAAGACGACCGTCGTATACGGCATCGACACGACAATCTCAACTCCGTCGCACGGCTTGAAGACGACAGTCGGTCCTCCTCCTTCGGGGGCACGATCAATTTCAATCGACGGCATTGTTCTCTGGCAAGAGAGTAATGCGGACGTTTCTGAGTCTCCTAGCCTTTGCGCTGTCCATTAACATTGCCTTTGCGGCGCTCACCTACCTCTTCTTCCACGGACAGATTCGTGGCGCGAAGACGTTTGTGGATTACCTGCATTACGCGATTGGGTCTCTGACCACTGCTGAAGTCGCAGGCATGATCCCCGAAACCTCGGGAGCCAAGCTCTGGACCTCGATGTATATCCTCGTTGCGTGGGTGTTCTTCATCTATCTTGCAATTCATCATTTTACGTCGATTCGGGTTTGGTAAGTTGCTCCATCTGCTGCCGTATAGACTGAGAGGTCTTCCATCTGCGAGGGTGTTCCGTTGATCGTCGCACCTGCTCCGATCCCTCCGTCGAGGAGGAGAGCCCCACAAAAGCAGATCTGGATATCCCGCGGATGGGGACTCGAGGTCTCAATGGTCGTGTCGCACAGTGTGCACCGAAAGCGACGAAGGGTGAGCGTGTACGTCTTTCCCTCAACCACAATCGTTGACATTGTCTTTACTCTCCTTAAAATTCAGGCTTCCCCACGAACATCTCCTGTGCATCAGGGACAGCACTCGCGACAGCCTCGACCGCGTCCACGACAGCCTCTCCTCCCACCGCATAGGTGACACCCCCTGCAATCGCTCCAGCCCCCATGGCGAGCTTCGTCGCATCGAAGACATCAATCGCCTGCTGCTTGGACCGACGATCGTAGACGTAGAGAAGAACAGTCACGACAATCACAGCACCGATGACGAGTCCAAGAGTTTGCATGTCCATCTTTGTTCCCCCGCACGAGAACGAAGCTACAGATTTAACGAAATAGGCTCAGCCGACTTGAGCTTCGCCTCCAGATCGTCCTCCGTCGCAACTGAATCATCGTCGTCGAAGTCATCCAGCTTGATGTCCTCGCCGAGCTTGATGGGCTTCGGAGTGTCGTCGTCGGACTCCTCGTCATCCGTCTCAAACTCATGAACGTCGTTCGTCTCGGCAAACTGAACCGGGGTCTTGGTCTCCTCCTCGGGCTCAGGCTCGGGAACGGGGGCAGACGATGTCGGGGCGCGAGCCTGGAAGTACGCCTTGCTGATGGTCCGCCACGGGATGAAGCTGTCGATCGTCTCGGAGAGCGCGGTCTCGAGCATCGTCTCAATGTCGCGGCGATTACGAGCCTGCTGCTCGGAGGACGTCCCGATGGTCTTGAAGAGATAGGCATTGCTCCAACTCTTGCGGGCTGCGAGTTTGTAGAAGCCGTGAACGAAGACTGTGAGACTCGGGCGATCGAAGTCAATCTGGACGTGGGTTGCATCGGCTTGCTGGAGAGCCGCGAACGCACGGATATAACTCACAAACACGCCGAGCAGGAGATCCTCGATGTAGTCGCACTTGGAGGCGGTCAGGATACGCTCGACCTCCGTGTTCAGGATCTCGTCCGTCCACTGGGGAATCCGCGTGAGGAGATTCTGGAACGTCTGAAGGGTCTTCTCGGGCTGCTTATTGCGATCGCAGGCAGACTTGGCGCTGTCATAGACGCTCCAGAGACCATCAGCCACATGGGGAACAAGTGTCCGCGCCAGGTTCTCGCGGAGACTCTGCTTGACGAACTCACTATTCATTTGTTTAGACAGAGGGTCAAGAGTTCCTTCAAACAGACGCATGCCGCGCTTCGTTCTCATTCTGATGGTGCGAAATGAGGAACGAATTCTTCGTCGGTGTCTCGAGGCTGCGATGGGAGTCGTGGAGGCGGTCTGTATTCACGACACGGGATCGACCGATGCGACCAAGACGATTGCCACAGAATTCCTTGCGGATCACCCCGGATGCCTGACCGAGAGTGTCTGGTCTGACTTCGGAACTAACCGGACGAAGAGCTTCCGCACTGCGAAGGAGTTCGTTCTCTCCAAGGGCTGGGATCCGAAGGACACCTACGGACTCCTGCTGGATGGCGATATGGTCTTCCAGCCCGGATCCCTGAAGGAGACGCCTCTCACAGAGCAGGGCTATACCATCGTTCAGATCGCGGGATCTCTCGAGTATCCCAACTGCCGTCTGGTTCGGTTCGATTACGATTGGACCTGTCGCGGTGTGACGCACGAGTACTGGGATGGTCCGACGGCTCCACTCCCCAGGTCCGTGTGCTGGATTGACGATCGCAATGATGGCGGGTGTAAGTCGGACAAGTTCACGCGGGATGCTCGGCTGCTGGAACAGGGACTCAAGGATGAGCCTGGAAATGTTCGGTACATGTTCTATCTCGCCCAGACCTACCACAGCCTGGGTCGGTACAAGGATTCGATCGAGATGTATACGAAGCGGTATGAAGCAGGCGGATGGGATGAGGAGCGCTGGTTCTCGCTGTATATGATCGCCCAGAGTCACCTGTCTCTAGGAGATCCGATTGCATTTGAAGCTGCGATGCTCAAAGCGTACGCCTTCCGTCCGACGCGCGCAGAATCCCTCTACAAGCTGACCAAGTACTTCCGCGAAGTCTCTCAGCACTACAAGGCGTACCATTATCTTCGTCTTGGACAATCGATCACGAAGCCCGGAGATTCGCTCTTTGTGGAGACGGATGTCTATTCAGGTCTCTTCGACTATGAGAAAACGATCCTGGACTTCTATGTTGGGCGCGAGAACGAGGGTCTCACCTCGTCTCTCAGCTACCTGCTGAAGCGGACAGACATGCTCACCAATGTCTACCAGAACATGGGCTTCTACGTCAAGCCCCTGGGACTTCCGCTTCGGAATCACCCCATTGATCGTGACTGCGCAGGATCAGACTTCCATCCGACGTCGGTCTCGACGACGGTGCACAATGGGCGTCCGATTCAGAACATTCGGTTCGTCAATTATATCATCGACCAACGGAACGGTTCGTATACTATGAAGGAAGGCACCTATTCGACAGACCACCATGTTCGGACTCTCAATGTCTTCTCGGATGGAGAGTCTGCCTTTCTCATGGACGATGCGTCTGTCTCGCTTCCTCGTCGGTCGACACACATTCGGGGATTGGAGGATGTTCGGATCTACCCCGATGCCTCTGGGACGCTTCGATTCCTTGCAACGTCGTGGGAGTACTCGGAGAAGATCCGGCAGATCGCAGGAGTCTACGATGTAGCTGCTCGCCGCTATACCAATTGCCGACTCCTGGAGTCTCCAACGAACGCTGAATGCGAAAAGAACTGGATTCCAATCCCAGCGACGAACTCCATCGTCTATCGCTGGTCTCCGCTCGAGGTCGGACATCTCGAGGATTCCAAGTTGGTGATTGATACGTCCCATACGACGCCCTGGTTCTTCCAGCATCTCCGTGGGTCAGCGTCTCCGGTCCGCTTTGGGGACGATCTCCTGTTCCTCGTTCACTACGTGGAGTATACGCAGCCGCGCAAGTACTATCACTGTGTCGTGACTGTGTCTGCGACCACCTACAAGCCGATTCGCATGTGTCTTCCGTTTGTCTTTGCGGCGAAGGGGATTGAGTATTGTATTGGCGTTACATCTGTGGGGACGTCTCTTGAGTGCGTCGTCTCAAGTTGGGACGACAACCCTCGCATCGTCACGATTCCCATTTCCTCTCTCCAGTGGATCTCTCTCTAGACGTAGAGATGGCGCCAGCTCTCATTTGGAGTTGTATTGAGATCCTGGAGGATGTGCTTCGCAAGATCGCTGGTGACGGTGAGAGGGAGCGTGATCTTCGTGTAGAAGGGATAGGACTTCGCAGTCTCAGTGTCTGCGATCCGAAGCAGGTTGATCCGCGTCACGAGGCATTCCAGCGCCCGCATCAGCGTACGGACTCCCTCCTCTTCCTTCGAGTACTCCGTGATCAGAGTCTTGATCGCCTCGTCGGAGAGCGTAACATCTGTGAGCTTCGTCCGCTCAAGAATCTGGGGAGCCACATACTGCGTGAGGATGGTCTTCTTCTCCTCAGCCGTATAGCCACTGCACTGGATGACCTGCATGCGGTCCTTCAGGACAGGGTGGATCTTGCTCTCATCGTTGTACGAGAAGACGAAGAGGCACTGAGAGAGATCGAAGTCCACGCCTGCGAAGTACCGATCGTGGAACTGCGTGTTCTGCGAGCGATCCGTGAGGTGAATCAGCATGCTGATGATCTCCTCGCCATGGGGTGTCGTGCTGACCTTGTCCAGCTCGTCGAAGTACAGGACAGGGTTCATGCAGCGAGCCGTCATAAGACTGTCCGCAATCCGCCCCCAGGTCGATCCCTCGTAGGTGAAGGCGTGTCCGACGAAGTTCGCGCTGTCGGACGCTCCACCGAGACTGAAGAACTCGAAGGGACGACCGAGCACCTTCGCGACACCATTGCGAGCGAAGCTGGTCTTGCCGACACCCATGGGTCCCCGGAGGGCGATGACATTGCCGACAGACTGCGGGTTGGAGATCCACTGAGCGAGAATCTGCATGATCTGCGTCTTCGCTCCATTCATCCCGTAGACTGCGCCATCGAGCGTCTTGCGGGTCTGCGCGAGGAAGTCACTGCAGGGCTTAGGACCATCATCCAGCTTGACGGGAAGCGGGACGTGGGACCCAAAGGGAACCCGAAGGAATCCATCGACCCAGGACCGAAGCTTGTGATTCTCGCCACCCTCATCACCCATGCGGTCGAGCAGATCGAGCTTCTTAATGACCGTCGCCTTGAGTGAATCCGAGATCGGAAGCTCCAGGATGCGGAACTTATAGGGCACATCTCCGTCCTTGACGAGCGCCGAGAGTTGCTTCATCTGCTTGTTGAGCTTCTTCTGCTTGGACTTGGGGAGCTCCTCGAAGTAGTCCGCCTCATCGTCATTCAGGTCAAGCGCAGGAGACTCCTCTTCCTTGTCCTTCTTGCTCTTCTTCATGCGATGCGAGGGGACGTACTTGTTCATGAGATGCTCGAGGAGACCGCCCTTGGGGATGTCATCGTCGTCCTCTTCCTCCTCGAAGTCGTCGAATTCATCCTCGTCTTCATCCATCGACATGCCGCGGCGGCGGTTATCAATTTCGATGCGGACGATACCATGCTTGAGGACGGGGACCTTGATGAACTGCTCGGGAGCTTCCTCCTCGTCTTCCAGGTCAGCCTCTTCCTCTTCCTCGTCCTCCTCTTCCTCGTCCTCATCGGGCTCCTCCTCGGTGGGGGGTGAATAGTCCTCGTCCTCGGACTCGCTCTCTTCGGTCTTCTTCAGGGTGTCGTCCTCAATCCACTTCACGGACGGATCGCGCTTACGAAGGTTGTACCGGCGAGGCATTCTTGCTGCCTCCCAAGAGGAAAAACAGCCGATGTTTCGTTTTCTGACACTAGTACAATGGAGGATCTGGAGGCGCTCATCGAGACGATTCAGACCGAGAACGACAAGCGGGCGGCGGCTGACCCCGTCGTCAAGCTCGCCCTTGAGACGGTCGAAACATTCCTGAAGCACCATCCCGTGATGTGTTACGGTGGCACCGCGATCAATAACCTCCTGCCCGAGAAGGATCGGTTCTATGTGCCCGGCGTCGACATTCCCGACTACGACTTCTTCAGCAAGACGCCCCAAGAGCATGCGATGATGCTCGCCAATCAGCTCTACGAGAAGGGCATCAAGAACGTGGAGGTCAAGCCGGGTGTCCACCTCGGGACGTTCAAGGTCTTCGCAGATTATGAGGGCGTAGCCGATATCACGCAACTCGACGAAGATATCTTTCAGAAGCTCTGGGATGCTGGACTCGTCAAGGATGGAATTCACTATGTGACTCCCGACTTTCTCCGGATGTCGATGTACCTTGAGCTCTCTCGCCCACAGGGAGATGTCTCCCGGTGGGTCAAAGTCTACACGCGTCTTCAGCTTCTCAACAAGCACTATCCGATCGTCTGCAAGAAGGACGATGCGGAGAAGCACCCACCCGTTCCGAAAGACATCAAAGCCATGGTCAACCACATGCTTCGGACCGAAGATGTTGTCCTCATTGGCGTGAATGCTGCAGAGACTCACCTTGGACTGGACTGGACGATGCCGGTGACGCTTCTTGCGAACAAGGAGACGATTGAAAAATTGACCAAGGGAATGGATGTTGTCGTCAACGAGGGCTCTGAGATCCTCCCGCCTCTCTATTTTGTGCGTCTCCCGGGTCAACCCGAGGGAACCACTGCGTATCTTCGATTCTATGAGACCACCGCGTGTCATTCGTATCACAACGCGGGGGGCATCCGTGTGGCGTCCATTCCAACCATCCTTCAATTTTTCTTTGCGTATCTGTTCTCTGCTGCGAAGAAGACCAACATGGAAAGCATCCTGTGTGTGGCGCAACGACTCGTGGATCTCGCTGCGCACAAGCCGAAGCGTCGTTTTGAGATCCTGACTCCGATTGATTGCATTGGACACCAGCACTCGCTGGTTGATATGCGGAAAGAGAAGGCTGCACTCTACGAGAAGGTCTCGTCCAAGAAGACCTCCCCCGAGTTCCTCCGCTATTTCTTCACGTATACACCAACGATCTCGAAGACCAAGAAAGCCAGCCTTCGGAAGGCGCTTCGCAAGACTCGGCGTTCCTAGTTCCTGAAGCGCATCGTCGCCGAATACTGGTAGGGGAGACCCGCGCACGTCGAGCAATCAGACAGGGAGATGTCCCGACGACCCACTTCTTTCCGTCCCTGAATGAAGTCAAGGAAATACCCAGTTCCATTCGGAGTGCGATTGCGAAACGCATTTGCACCTGTGGTGGACGCAAAGTTCTGGTAGATATCCTGAAGCCGAATCCGCGTCGTTACATCGGATGCAGACTGAAGCCGGAGCCCCGTAATTCCCGAGACGTCAATGCCGCGTTGTCCTCCGGAACTCATTTGTTTAGGGAGCAGAATTTAACCGACCGATGTACCAGGTGATATCGAAATACCCGTTCTTCCCGATCGCTGCCTCGGGGAGCTTCGGCGGGGGCTGGCTTGCCATCGTACTGATCTCGGCGTAGGAGAGCACCTTCCGCCAGTAGACGAGGTGTCCGATATACCCGTTCCAGTTCGGTCCCGTCGTGACAGGATCGTCCGTGAGGTCTGGAAGCTGGGTGAGCGTATGGTGCTGACGGAGGGTTCCGTTGATATAGACGTCAACCGCCTGCTGGTCCACCACGATCGCGAAGTGGATCCACTTCATCGCAGGAATGTTGGGGATGAGGATCGTCTCGGTGGTTCCATAGGTCTTGACGGACACGATGAACGAATTCGACGTTGCGTCGAGGGTGAGCGATGGAGCTCCACCCTTCGAGAAGATGGTTCGCGGCGTCCCCCAGCCCTGTGTGAAGTCTTTGATCAGAACCCAGCCCGTGTACGAATAGACACGACCCTTGCCCTGATTGAAAGAGGGGAGGAGAGAGGATCCAGACCGAGAGGTCGAGTAGAGCCCCTCCTGGAGGTCCGCGATGATCGGAACAGAGTCGGCTGGCGCAGACGAGCTTGTAGAAAAGACCATATAGATGAGGACTCCGACAATGACGAGAAACCCAAGAATCGCCCACATACCTATTGTGTGTTAGGAAGAAACAAACCCCCGCGGACCAAGCTTCAGAACTGGAATCCGACGACCCGAGGGTTCCTCAGGCATCCTCGCGCCGGAGGGAGTCCAAACGGCTGCGAGCATCGTCTCGTAGGGCGTCTTACTCTGTGCCTCAAGGGTTCCTGCGTGGACCTTACGATCCCCCATCTGATAGAGGTAGTGAATCCGACTCGGATCTGACCGAAACTCGCGCTCGAGGAAGTTCCGCTTGGCGAGGCGGATCGTCCAGTCCAGATCTTCACCCCTCGTCGCATCTCCGAAGTGAACCATCTTGGCGACATCTGTCATCATCGGATTGAGGTGATTGGGAGGACGCAGGAAGACCTCACCTCGCGCCATCATTCCCGAGAGGGTGTTCTCAAGACTGTGCGTAAAGGTGTACTGGGCGATCTGCCCCCGAAGGCGCATAACATGGTAGTCGCCCGCGATGGTGTCGCGAAGGTCTTCGATGTACGCATCGGTGATCTGGTCGTCGTCGTCGACAAAGGACATATACTTGCCCGTTGCGCTCTGGAGAAGCTCCTCGCGCTTCTTCCCGATGCTCTTCACGCGGTTGTCGAAATTGATTGCAATGTCCACGCGGAGACCCGGAGCCAGCCGCGCGACCTTCTCGCGAATCCCGTCGATCAGCAACTTGAGGGAGTCCTCACGCCCCGGAATCGTCGGAATGAGAACAGACCAATCGTAGGGGTAGACCTTGCGACGGATGTAGGTATACATGTCCTCATTCCAGTACTTCTGATTGCGGTCGTACAGAGCATCCATATACTGGCTGTAGCCTGCCCCCGGATGCTCGTGGCGAATGATACAGGACTGGATGTAGGCACAGCGATCTGCGAGATGCGTGCGGCAGTGGTCGGTCAGCTCTGTATCGCAGAAGAGGCTCTTGTACGCAGGATCATAGATCATACCTCGCTGCTCATAGAACGTCCGCCCAAAGATGCAGAGCGTATTGAGATTGGCTCCCTGACATCCGTCGTTGAACCAGAGGATTCCGTTGCGATCCGGAAACCGTTGCGTCATCTGATTCCGGATGACATCATCGTAGCCGCGCGACTGAGGCATCATGTCGTCTGAGACGAGAACGACGATATCCCAGTCCCAGTCAATCTCGTTCATGTTCGCATTGCAGGCTTGAATCTTGTTCGTATTGGGACTATAGAAGATCCGAGACCACGCACACGGGGCTAAGAGCTTCGTGAGCTCAGTCGTGTCTCGCATGGTCGGATCGTCGATGTCGCAGGAAACAGCCACTCCGAGAAGCTGAGGGTGGGCTGCAAGTCGAATGTAAGTTCCGAGGGTTTTGAGAACGCGGGCTGGACGACTCCGCGTCGGACATTTGAGAAGAATCCGCATACTCTTTAGAAGACATAGTTGCTTAATTCCTTTCCAGCCTTATCGAGCGTGCTAAAGCGGAACGTGTAGCCGAAGAGCGACGCAAACGCCGAATCTGCAGGAGCCGAGGTCGTCGCAGGGGACGGAGCCTGGCAATTCGTACCCGCAGCTGCGAACGCCTTCGCGGCTTCCGGACCGATCATGTCCGTATAGGACTTGAAATTACAGATGGAGCCCGAGAACCCGTCGGTCGCATCGCCGATGTAGACTGCACCCAGAACAGGCTTGGGGACTCCCGGGAGTACGCAAGACTTCACGAGGCGCCCATCGATGTAGATGTCGACGTTGCGCTGGAAGACCGTCACGGACACCGCAAACCACCGCTGGAGAGGGACGTTCTCCACCGTGCAGGTGAACGAATCGCCCGTGGACGAGGTCCCGGTCGCACCTCCTGCGGGGTAGATCGCGATCTTGACCTGAAGGCTATTGTCCGTCGGGTGGAGCGTGATATGCGGGCTAACATCCGTGGAGGCGGCTGCAGTCCCGACACGCTTGATCACCGTCTTCTCCTTCGAGAAGTTGAAGTCCCAGTCTGCGATGTACATCCAGTACTGGAGACCAAACGCTCCATTCGCTCCGATCGGAGCATTGGCTGCAGGAATGGTCGTCTGGACCTTTCCCGACACAGGAGCCGGAACCTGATCCCCTGAACTTGAGGCGTCACCCGTCAGGCTGATGCCGGGCTTTCCATTGGACTTCTGGATGTAGTTGTAGATGATGATGCCGACGAGGAGGGTCACTGCACCAGCCACAAGGATCAGAATCGTCCTGACAGATCCTGTCAGCCAGGAGCCAACTCCCGATGGACGCGGAGCCAGGGGGTTTGTCTGCGTGCCCGATGACGTCATCCCGAAGGACGAAGCCGGCGGGGTCGATGTGAACGGCCACATTTGTGTTAAGCAAGGAACTTTCTCGGGGAAGGGCTCCTTACACAATGGAAAAACGGACTCTTCTGCCACACCCCCATCAACAGCAGATGTTCTGTAATAATTGCGGAGGGCGCGGACACTTATTTCGAATGTGTAAAGATCCGGTACTCTCATGTGGGCTTCTGCTGATCGACCAATCCCGACTCCCCGTCGATCCTGAGTCCATCCGCGTCCTGATGATTCGTCGAAAGGACAGTATGAGCTTCGCAGAGTTCCTGCGCGGAAAGTATGACCCCACCAACATTCCGTACGTGTCTACTCTCGTGAAGAACATGACGCTGAAAGAGCAGGTGGCGATTGCGACGGAATCCTTCGAGACGCTCTGGAAGAACCTGTGGGGCGATGATCGGTCATCCTCGGATTTCCAGACATCCAAAGACCGATTCTACCAGCTCGATCGAATGGCTCTAATGCGCGACAACCTCTCCGAGTACACGGAACCCGAATGGGGCTTCCCGAAAGGACGGAGGATGCGCGGAGAGACGGATCTCGCCTGTGCCATCCGCGAATTCAATGAGGAGACCAATGTCCCGCGAGACGCATACCTTCTCCTGAATAACATCCTGCTCGAAGAGACGTTCACGGGTCTCAACGGCGTCCGGTATAAGCACATCTACTACGTCGCCCTCCTCAGGTATCCCGAGCTTGTCAACCTCACCCAGAAGTTCACTCCCATGCAACGGAGAGAAATCTCCGGACTTGCGTGGAAGACGTTGCGCGAAGCTGATAGCCTCATTCGCCCCCATCATGTCGAGCGCCGCGCCATGCTCGCACAGCTCACGAGCATTCTCTCGACCTTTGAAACCGATTAGAGTTTGAAGTTGTAGAAATATACGGTCAGGCAATACGAAACAACCGAGAGCACAAAGATCCACCACCACAGCGGGAACACTGTAGCCTCACGATCTTGAGTTCCGAAGGGACGAATCCGTCCCTCACGCCCAAAGGCAACACTGGGCTTGAGGTACAGGAACCCCGCCATCAGAAAGAGATAGATGGCGACCATCATCGTGCGATAGGATTTCCGCCCCATTATCAAATCCTCACGAAAAACAATGGCGCGACCGTACATCCTTCCAAACCGCAAAGCCTTTGCGGATGCCGTCGCACGCATCTTTTTGAAGTATCCGACGCCGCCCGCGTCTCAGGAAGACAAGGACGTCGATCTCTGCCTCAAGCGGGATACGGGGACACGGGAACTCCTTCCTCATCAGAAGATCGTTCGCGATTACCTGTCGGCTGAGACTCCCTATCGCGGACTGCTCTTGTATCACGGTCTCGGCTCCGGAAAGACATGTTCGTCCATCGCGGTGGCTGAGTCGCTTCTCTCCACGAAGAAGGTCTTCGTCATGCTGCCCGCTTCCCTCGAGTCCAACTATCGCGGAGAGCTCCAGACCTGCGGAGCTCCTCTCTATGTCTACGATCACCACTGGCGTCAGCAGTCGCTGAATGATGAGACGCGCGAGGTGGCGAAACGTCTCGGTCTCTCCGACGGATTCCTCGATCGTCAGGGTCTCTTTTTCACGACCGTTGCGGGAGAAGAGCCCAATTACACCAAGCTTCCCAAGACAGCCCAGGATGCCATTCAGGCGCAGTTTGATGACGTCCTAGCCCAGCGGTTCACCTTCATCCGCTACAACGGATTATCGTCTGCGAATATCGCAAAGTATGTCCCTGAGGACGGTTCTAACCCGTATTCGGGTAGCGTGGTCATCATTGATGAGGTCCATAACTTCATCTCCCGAGTCATCAACGAATCGGAGCTCGGCGGCAAACTCTACGAACGCATCTACAACGCAGTTGACTGCAAAGTGGTCGCCCTCTCCGGGACACCCGTCATTAACCGTGCGAACGAGCTTGCCTTCCTCATGAATCTCCTGCGCGGACCGATTGAGCGGATCGTCATTCCGATCAAGTCCATTCCCACGTGGGATGAGGAGAAGATGACGAGTGTTCTGCGCGGAGTCCCCGACGTTGATACCATCGAGTACAATACCCTCAAGAAGTATGTGCTTGTCACGCGGAATCCCCCGAACTTCCGCAGTGTCTACAACGAGAAGGGAGATCGCACGGCTGTTCAGTACAAGCAGGAGATGACCTACATTACCAGCCCCCAGGATTGGGTGTCCTCGTGGAAGACGACGTTCGAGACCGAGATCGGAGGCGCAGAACTCGCAGCTGAGCGTGTATCAGTCGAACGCCTCGAGTGCCTGCCGACGGACTACGATGAGTTTGCCGCGTTGTTCCTCGATGGACTCCAGATCAAGAACGCCCTTCTTCTCCAGCGCCGCATTCAGGGTCTCGTCTCATATTTCAAGGGAGCCGATGATCGAATGCTCCCGAAGGTGATTGAACCCGAGAAGATGCTCGAGCAGGTTCCTATGTCGACCGAGCAGTTCAACCACTACCTCGATGTCCGCTTCAAGGAAATCCAGCAGAACAAGCGTCGCGCCACAATGGGGACCGACGATAAGGAGATGAAGACCTTCCGCGTCAACTCTCGCTTGGCGTGCAACTACGCGATTCCTCCGGATCTGCGCCAGCTGAATGAGGACGCGGCGTCTGAGGATGCAGTGCCTGACAAGGAAGTCATCCTGAACAAGCTCCGTGCGGATCCCAAGCGGTTCCTCTCTGAGAAGGCTCTCGAGACCTTCAGTCCCAAGATGCTCCGGATGCTCAAAAACGTCAAGGCGTCGATGGGGTCCGGCGAGGTCTGGTCCAATCAGTTCGTCTATTCGCAGTATCGCGAGCTCGAAGGTCTGGGCGTCTTTGGTGCGATCCTTGATGCCAACGGCTGGCAGGAGTACAAGATCGTCAAGCAGAACAATCAGTGGGTCGAGGATCCGAGCATGACCTCGGAGAAGCCTGCCTATGCCTTCTTCACTGGCGCGAAGGCTGGAGATGATGCCGAGAAGCGCGAGTTGATCCGCCAGATCTTCAACGGGAGCTATGCGCGTGATTTCCCGCCCAGTCTCAAGGCGTCAGTGGAGACCCGTGGGAAGAAGATCCTCTGCCTCTTCATGGCATCGTCAGCCGGCGCAGAAGGCATTACGCTCCTGAACGTGCGTCGAGTCCACATCATGGAGCCCCACTGGAATCCTGCTCGTCACGATCAGGTCATTGGACGCGCAGTCCGTATCTGCTCGCACGCAAGTCTTCCGCTGGATCAGCGCACGGTGAAGGTCAGCTTCTATGTGTCGGTGTTCACCGAGGAGCAAGCCAAGTCGACAGAAGGCTCGAACAACGTGGTGCTGGTGCGTCGCTCGGACATGGCGACTAAGCGGTATGAGGGAGATCCGTCGGACGTCTTTATGACGACCGATCAGTATCTCTATGAAATTTCGTATGAGAAGGACGTGACGACCCGGAGGTTATCCTCCTTGTTGAAATCGGCGGCGGTCGACTGCGAACTCCACAGGAAGCTCCATAGCAAAGAGACTCCTGTGGTATCCTGTATGCGGTTCGATAGCACGGCAACGGGAGAGGATTTGGCGTATAAGCCCAGCGTGAAGTCCGATGACACGGATCTCACGTATCTGCGCAACATGACGAAGCGCAAACGGAGGCTTCAGAAGGTGGCGATCAAGGGAATGGTCTTTTTGATTGACCCCCAGACGAAGGAGGTCTATGATGGTCCGGCGTTCGAAGATCAGGAACGCCTCCTTCGTGTCGGAATCCTCGCGACTCCGACGACGATTGAATGGATGCTCCCCTAGGCATTCAGGAGATCCTCGAGCCATCCGTCGCAGATCTGAGTCCACGTCTTGAAGGGGTACGTCTTGACCTTCGCCCGAAGCGCGGGGAGTGTCTCGATTGCCTTCGTCATCGCAGTCGACACAGCATCGACTGAGAAGGTCGGCGCCCATCCTCCGAGAGGCATCGAGCCCGGGAAATACGAGTCATCTCCGGGAGGGATGAAGACCGCGGTATTCTCATCGAGGAAGGTGCGGAAGCTGCCGATGTCGGTCACGACCTGGGGCGCACCCGTGAGCATGTGCTCCAGCTGGCAGAGACCGAAGCCCTCGCCATCCGACGTATTGATTCCGATGTCCGCAGCATTGTAGAGCTGGTTGATCCCCTCGTCACCCACGACGTTCGGAGGGGACGTATCGATGAGAACCAGGTGAGACAGAGCCAACTGATCCAGACCCGCTCGCGACGCCTCACGCTGGAAGATCGTCGGGATGTCATAGTACGCTCCGGCTTGAGGATTGATGTTGGTCGCAATGACGAGATAGGCATTCGGGTGCGTCTTGAGAACCCGGGCAAATCCTGCGAGAGTGAGATCCAGACGCTTGCGCTGGCTGTTCCGGTTCGCATTGAGGAACACGACAGCCGATGCGGGAATTCCGAGGGACTTCCGGAACAGGACACGCGTATCGTCGGGAAGCGCACTGAAGGTCGTCGGATCGGCTGCATGCTCGAGAATCCGCACATCCGACATCGGTCCATAGGACAGGAACTTCTGCTTCCAGATCTCGGTGAAGCAGTAGACGCGATCGGCGTGATCCCGGATGGTCTGCATGAGAGGAGCTGCGATTCCCTCGTAGACCTGATCGACATAAATCCAGAGCTTGTAGGTCGACGTCTTCTTATCGTGCTTCATCGCCTCCACGAACTTGTGGATGATGAGGGGGTCATTGTAGATCATCACGACGTCGGGACCGACCATCTCAAGATAGTCATGAACCTTGTTGAACCCGAATCCTTCCTCCTTGGGATCCTCGTTCGCGGCTGCATCGTAGACATTGACGCCAGCTGGAGCCTTCCGATGGCTGGGCGCGTTCGGGTGACGCTGGAAGCCATAATGGAACAGCTTGACACGCGGCGCGAGAGTCGACGCCTGCTTGAGAAGGTTATGGGCGACCTTGGAGTACCCAGTGGTCTGATCAATATGAGTGCTGATGAGAACGACACGCATTGAATACTCTCAGGTCCACGCGTATAAATGTCTTCCCATGATACAATGCAGGTCAACTCCGCACAAGATTACCTGACGATGAAGAAGCGTCAGCTCATCTCGACAACGTACTACTCTACGCCTCCCGAGCAGAAGGGGAAGACGAACGCTGTCTATCTCTCGACGGTTGCGAATACTGCAACGACTCGGCAGCGCTTCATTCTCCCGTCTACCTCCGCCTGGGGCGGGGTTCCGGGAACAGCCTCCTTTGTGAGCTGGTGCTCACTGTGTGAGACGTCAGCAGGTGCTGCGGGGACTGCAGGTGCTCCCGGTGTCTTCCGGGTCGTGAACATCAAGGACGTGATGTCTCGCCAGGCGCTCCGTCCCATTGGTATCCGCTCAACCATTTCTCAGCAGTAAACATGGACGATTCCATCGCACGTTGGGTATGTATTAGTGGGTTCCAACTTGCAAGTTTATGCTTGTTCTTACGATTCATCTATCTCGTCGAAGAAGAAAGTTAAAGATTCCGTCTGCGTAGATACAAATGCCGGGCGGACTTCTCCAATTGGTCGCCGTCGGGGCTCAGAATGAACTCGTCAATGGAAGCCCCTCCATGACGCATTTCCGAGCCGTCTACCGTCGCCATACCAACTTTGCCATGGAGTCCATTCGAATGAGTTTCACGGCGTCTAATCTCGAGTTTTCGCAGACAGGAACGCGAACGCTCTCGTGCCGTCTCGATCGGTACGCCCAGCTCTTGCACGATACCTATCTCGTGCTGACGCTTCCAGACATCTGGTCTCCCCTGAAGTATCTCGGAGCCTCGACTCCTACGCTTCCTCCGGGATACGGGTCAGACACCACATCTACAGCGCCGAATTCAATCGGCTACGAGTTCCAATGGATCGACAATATCGGCTACAACTTGATTGATCGCGTTGATCTGACGATGAACGGGCAGGTCATCCAGAGCCTTCGCGGCGAGTGGCTCAAGCTGTATTCGTATCTGACCCACGATCAGAACAAGCGCCAGATTGTGGACCAGATGGTTGGAAATGTTCCCGAGCTGACGGATCCTGCGAATGCCTACGATCGTCGGAACCAGTATCCCCACGCGATCACGCCGCTCGCTGTGCCGGCTCTCCTCCCGAAGACAACGATTCCTGAGCCGAGCATCCGGTCTCGTCAGCTCGTGATCCCGCTCCACTTCTGGTTCGCTGAGAATCCCGGTCTTGCACTCCCTCTGGCTGCGCTTCAGAACTCAGAGGTGTATATCAACGTTACGCTCCGGAAGGTGACGGATCTCTATACCGTCATCGATGTGGATCCGGCGAGCACGACCTACGGTCAGCGCGTGGCTCCTGAGAACTACCCGCTTCAGCTGTTCCTCAGCCCTCCGACGACCGCGGGGCTTCCCAGCAATCCCCTGCTGACGACGTTCTTTCCAGATCCCTATCTCGAGGGCAACTTCATCTATCTCACAGAGACGGAGTGGAATCAGATCGCAAAAGCCGATACGACCGTGCTCCTCAAGACAGTACGCTATGTCGGGAAGGAAGGTCAATTCGGAGGCAACACGGATCTCGAGATTCCGCTCTACAATCTCGTCACGCGTATCGTGTTCGCAGCCCAGCGGTCGGACCGCATCCAAGCCAACGACTGGGACAACTACACGAACTGGACCGATCCCAAGCGGGCTCCCTGGACCCCGACAAGCACAGCGGTTCCCGCGATGTATTCGTCAGGGCAGCAGCAGACCAGTTCGACATTCCCGCGGGACCCGATGATCGATGGTGTCCTTCTCCTCGACGGAAAGGAGCGCTTTCAGACCAAGCCGCTTCCCTATTTTTCCCAGCTTCAGATGTATCGCCACACGACTGGAAATGCACCGGCGCTTGCGGGGACGTATATGTATTCGTTTGCACTCGACCATGATCAGTATCAGCCGAGCGGGGCGATCAACGGAAGTCTCTTCAACAAAGTCATCCTCCGACTGACACTGCAGCAGCCGCTTCCCCAGGCGAGTCTCTCTACGGGAGCCTCGACGACGAACATCGTCTGCGTGCTGAAGTCCACTGTGTTCAGCCAGAACCCGACGATCATTCCAGCGGGCAACGTGAACCTGCGGAACCCCGATGGCAGTCTGGTCTACAACCCCAGCGATATCGTCACGGTTGTCCAGGGCAATGACAACGTGATCTTTGTGTACACGTATACCGTCGGAGTCTACGTGGAAGCGACGAACTTCCTCCGCATCGTCTCTGGTCTTGGCAATCTTGTGTTTGCGAATTAATAACTATGTCGATTGTCATCAAGTCTGCAAAATTCGGAGACGAGTTCTCCTTTACCGACGTGAGCCAGTCTCTCCAAGACGCACTGAAGACCAGCGGGAGTGTGGCAGTCGATGTCGATTCCTCTCTCATCCCGCTGGCTGCACGAGCCACGGGACGCGGCGCCATCATCCTGAAGACCGAAGAACAGGAGGAGATTAAACAGACTGCAGCCGACATGTGCGGGGCTTCAGACCAGACCTGTATCGAAATTAAGACGCAAGAGCTCGCTCAGGCGAAACTCAAGGAGAAGGAGGCATCCGGCGTCAACGCCGCAAACATCGTCAAGGGTCGCAGACTGACAGCCGAGTACACCGTCAATGGACAGCCGATGACTGCGGTCATCCCCGAGGGTCAAAAGTTTGAACTCGGATCACTTGCGAATCCCGAGGCACCAAAGCGTAGCTTCAAGCCTTCAGACATCACGGATCCCTGGGCACCGCTCGTGTCTTCGTTCTTGGGAATCTTCGGGACGAGTATTTTCACCTTCCTCTACGCGTCGAGCATTATCATCACGTGGATGACCTTCGTCAAATACGGAAACAAGATGGTTGCAGCCGGACTCACGATCGTCTCTGCGGTCTTCCCAATGTCTGGGTTCGGACTCTCCTTCTTCTCGTCCTTCATCGCAGAGTACTTCCGCGTAGACAAGCTTCAGCGTCTGAAGGCGGTGGTTCCCGAAGAAGTCGCGAAGTAGAATCCTCTTGGGGTAAAACAATGCTCGACGCACGCTGGATTGTTGCTGGCGCCATCGTCGGAATGCTCATTTCAACCGTCCTCGTTCCTCCCAACCGGAGAGTCAAAGTCCTCCCGTCTCCCGCAGATACAACCCCCTTCCACGTCGATACGGGTTGTGTTCGATTTGTAGCGGAGGAAGTTCCGTGCACGTCTGATCCGGACTCACTGAATTTGCTTGCGAGTAAGTAATGGTCGCGCTCGTCACTGGCGAACGTGTCTCCGGAGCTATCAAACGCGCAGGACCGTTCTTCTCCTTCCTGATTGGACTCGGGGTCTTCGTCCTGCTCTTTCACCGCACGTATACAGCTGAAAAGACGCCCGCCCTCCCCCTCAAAGAGATGGTGGACAAAGTGATTCGGACAGATGGGAAGTGCTACAAATACCGCGTCGAAGATGCATCCTGCGAAAGCTCCTCTCCTTCATAAACAAATGGAAGACGCAACCTCGCTCGACGCGCTCCTCCCCTCCCCTCAGGGTCCTCAGTCCCAGCCTCCCATGATGGGAGTCCCCGGTGTGATGTCCCCCGGTCATTCAGCCATGGCACCGTCGTTCAAGCCGAGCCTCCCCGCTGTACGCTTCATGCTGTCGAATACGACCCTCTATATCGCCATCTTCCTCGCGGGAGCAATCGTCGCGATGTCAACGCCACGCAACCTTCTGCTTCAGTATGTTCCAAACGCCTACACGTCGGGTGGGGTCGTGAGCTGGACGGGTGCTGCCATATTGGGGGCGGCTACTGTTGTTCTGACGAACCTGCTGAACAACTTTCTCTCGGGCATCCTTGGTTGAGAGAAGCCCCTTAAAGGCATACGTTAACATCCAGATCCGTTGAGCTTGTTTTGCGCGATCCGGATCGGGAAACTTCGTCGCCCCGACAAGGAGTTCCTGAACACGAATGATTTCATCATCGAGACGACCTTCATCCCAGACTTGATCGAGATAGCCATCAAGGTCCATACAAAAACGGACGTCTTGCTTTCAAGACACCCGTTTTTATACACAATGGAGCGGTTCACCAACCTTGGATTCTCGACCTCAGATGCGACGATGCTTGCGGATGCCTACGAGGCGGTGTCGCGGGCAAACCTCTGGGACTATCTGGCTCGCCCGTCGACCCCCGGACCCGACGGATTCATGCTCGCATCGGACTTTGAACTCTCGGCTATCGCAGCCCGGATGATGTTCAAGGGTCATAGTGGTGCCTCCTACGCCTGGACGCTTCGGCAGATGGAGTACATTGCCAAGGGAGGATGGGATGCCTATGCGAATCGTATTCGAGCGCAGAAGGCGAATGAACAGCTTCGCCACGAAGAGGCGATGGCAAAGATCCGGGCTGAGCGGGCTTGCCCGTGTCGGACTGAGAATGGCTTCACCTCGGGATGGTGTGGAGTTGCGGGGGGTGGAGTCCCCGCGTGCGACCATTAAAAGACAGGTCTCCGTGGAAGAGTAGATGCTGGCTCCCATTCCAGACTATCTGCGCCAGCCTCCTGCCTACTTCCATACGCGGATCCTCGTCGGTCCCGGAGCCTTTCTGACACCACGCTTCGTCCGCGATCGAGGGATCTCCCATGTCATCAATTGCGCTTTCCCAGAGGATAGCCCACAGTGGTTCAAGGAGATCCATCCGGATCGCTATATCTGTCTGTCCGCGATGGACACATCTCGACACAACATTCTGGAGTGGTATCCTCGGTTTGAAGAAACCATGCACTCCTTTTTACGCTCTCCTCCCGGAGGCGTTGTCTACGTCCATTGCCAGGCAGGAATGAATCGCAGTGCCTATCTCGCTCTGACCTATGTTTGCACTCGATTCTATCTCGATGGCGAAGGGACGCTCGAGGCTGTTAAGCGGCAACGACCGTGCATGTTCCAGAATCAGGTCTACAGAGGACAGGTGTTGAGCTTCATAAATGGATGTCTTTCGCGTTCGGAAGATCCGAGAGGCTCCTTCAGGGGGTCAGACGACAGGAACGCTGGACTCGGTGCATCGGGAGGTGGTTCAAACCCTGCGCGACTTGACGTCGACACAGGGGGAGCGCCAGAATGATCTTGTTCGCCTGCGCGAGGAGATCTCGGAGCTCTACGCGTCCAACTCCCTGGAGTCCGTCGTTGAGGCTACTCATCTCCAGACCACAGCCCGTGAGCTTGAACTTGATCTCGCCCACTCGAATCCTGTTGAAGACTACTACCTCAAAAATATGGACATCCTGCTGGACTACTACAAGAAACAAGATCCAACCAGTGCTCCAGCAGCATCGTCTCCTCGTGATGCCACGACGATCCTCAAGTTTTTCGCGAATGCGGCTCCTGGTGATGTTGGTCCGACCCGCAAGCAGATGTATGACGCCTATATCCACCGCATGAAGCTCTCCTCGGGACCCGAGATGACCCAGCAGATGACGGAGCATTGCCTCTCGTGCAACGTGGCTCGAGAGGAGATTAGTTCGGAGGGGATTCTCGTCTGCCCCAAGTGTGGGTCAGAAGAGTATGCCTTGGTGGTCTCAGACTTTCCGAGTTTCCGCGATCCGCCCAAGGAGCGGAACAACTACGCGTATAAGAAGATCAACCACCTCAATGAGATCCTGAACCAGTTTCAGGCGAAGGAGTCGACCATCATTCCTGAGGACGTGATGAACGAGGTCATCCTGGAGCTTCGAAAGCGTCGCATTACGAATGTAGCCGATCTCTCAGAGGAGGACATACGCCAGATCCTGAAAAAGTTGGGTCGATCGAAGTATTATGAGCACAGGACCCATATCCTCAGCAGACTGAACGGAAATCCACCCCCAACGATCACACCAGAGATCGAGGAGAAAATTCGAGCCATGTTTCAGGAGATTCAGGCGCCGTTTCTGCTGTACTGCCCGGACGATCGTACCAATTTCCTGAGCTACTCGTACATCCTGTACA